CTACTCTCTTTGTCATCCACATAAATGAGACTATGATTTATCTCAGTATGGGGAGTTGTGGCATTACCAAAAGAACGAAAGAAATTCGTACTATCGGGTGTCACATTAAAGTTGGAGGCAACCCCAGCCGTTTCATGAAATAGGCTAGCATAAATAGGCTTGGATGGAGTTTGATCGGCTGGAGAATAAAGTCTCTTACCACCGCGAATATAAGCGTAACCAGAATAATATCCTGCATTTATGCGATCGATCCACCGAGTCGCAGGCAAGGTAACAACGCCTACTGATGACACAGTGGGAAATGCTATATTATGGAGGTACGTGAACAAAGTGTCGGAAGCTTGAGTAAAGGATGCTTGTGTTGTCATAAGAGATGATCTAAGAATAGCTTGTTTAATTGACAAATAGGAATCTCCCAGAACAGCAGAGTTAAAGGTCGGTGCTGCTTCTGCAACGTAAACCGTACCAGTCGCGTTCATTGGGACTGCCAATTCAAAATCATCTCCAGCACTATAATAAACCAAACAATCAATATCAGATGAGCAAGTATCAGATGCGACAAGAGGATTCAATACTCTAACATCTAAGACCCCTAAAGATGATTGATCAGAGACCTCATTAATAGAAAGAAAAGGATAAGGTCTGAGGTATGGCAAATTTATAGTGAATGTATCTGTATCTCTCAAATCTATTATTTGTCTAATGGAATAAGCTGACTCTGAATTTGAGGGAACAGCTCCAGAGGGATGTGGCGTAAAAGTGACCAACAATCTACCAGAGTGGAATACAGTCTTAACAAATTTGAGGGTTACATTTACTGAGCCTCGGTAATACTCGCTATGTTGTGCGAGCCAGAAGGCGGGAGGATAGGAATACCAATTAGAGGCGTTCTTGACGGTAGTTTCTCTCAAGAGCGTTGGATTGATATCCTGTGTATACAATGAAGCGTCAGCCAAAGCCGACGTGGAATATGTGAATGAGGAAACGAAAGCTGGTATGCCCTTGAGGTAGGCAATTGACATTTCGTCTATATTGGATCCCGCGAATGATGATAGAGGTTCTAATTTAGCATTTGCGTTCAATCCAAAAGCCACAGCATTACTCTGGGGATCACAATTTATAGTGTATCTGGAGTTTTTCTGAAGCATTGGTTGAACCAATTGCACGTTGAGAGGTTTAGAATACCCGAAGAAGTGTGCGACTTTTGAGGCAGCCTCGGAAACCACACTTACTGCCGCACTGCCATATTTAACTGCAGCAGATACAGGCCCGTATACGGGAAGTGTAGCGATAAGTCCTGCACCTTCAGATAACTTAGACAAACCACCACTCAACCAGCGATTATTTTCCTCTTTTCCCAAATTATTACTTTCTTCAACGTTTCCTTTATCTACTCCTGTGAATTTATTCAATGAATTTTTAAAAAGGTGACCTGCTCTCCCCGCTACGTCAATGATATTTCTTCTATCCTTAAACATAGATTTCGCCTCTGAAATAATTCCTGAATGGGCTTCAAAGGTCGGTGCTGATAACTCAAGGTCTTTAAATGACAAAAACACAGTATAATTAACTGTTGAAGATCCTGATCCTACTTTAAGTGGAGATAACACCCTCAAAGAGTAATTACCCCACCCTAGTATCCTTTGGGTTAAATCAAAATACGTGAGAGGAGATGTAAAAGGAACCTCCATCTCTGAAGTAGTATCCCTACAATCCAATTCCACACATGGTAATTGGGTTGCTTGGCATCTATTCATAACTCTCATGGCTGTATCTTTTACCATGTAAGTATCTCTCTCTTTTTGATTTGGTATAAAAACACCTAATAATCTACCCTGCTGAAAAGGCAAGGCATTAATAGTGACTCTGATTATGGCTGTAGCACGAATCAAGTTGTATCCTTGAAGTTTACGAAGCCAGATTTGTGACGCGAGCAACGTATCCTCTATATTAATACTAGTTAACTCGGCAAGAACTCCATCGGTTGTATTCCAAACTCCAGAGGCCACTATCTTCGGTTTAGCAAAGAAATCTGATATTGTATTCTCATCCACTGTTGGAGGGCCAAAATTTGCTTCTTTATTGGACTCACGAGTCACAGCAGTTGTTACTTGAGCACTGTCGACATATGTTGTTGTACC